GGGGTGTCGCTCGACGATAATCCAGTCGCGCAGGCCGGTAGTCCTATTCATAGACAAATATCCTCGCAGTGAGTGAAGGAATAGATCGCGTGCCGCTCTTCCTCGCTGAATTCCTCGAGCAGCATATTGGCAAACGCATGCTCCTCCTGCGTAATGCCTTCCTCGGACATGCAGAATTCGATGTGCTCTTCCTCCACATTTCCATCTGCGATGATGATGTGGAGCGCGCCGAAATGATTCATTGTCACCCACTGACGGGCGACCGCCACCATGCGGTGGAAGAGCTCTTCGCTTTTCATACCAAAACCTCCGTGACGCCGTTTTCATACCGCGCCGTCCATGTGGTGCGGGCGTAGTCCGCGATGTCATTGTGGCTGATGACGAGGACGGATCCGCGGTCACGGGCCTTCTCCTCGAGAATGCCCATCAGCCGCTCCAGCCCCGCACTGTCCAGCGCGTCGTCAATCTCGTCACCAATAAACAAGCTGATCTGCTTCGTTGCGCGCGACGCTACAAGGTCTTGCAGCGCGAGCGCGCATGCGAGACGCACCTTGCGCTTTTGACCACCTGAGAGCGCGTTAAACGAAGGCGCCGTGCCGGCGCGCTCCACCGCGATCGAGAATTGCTCCTTGAGCTCCTTCCCGTCTTTCGAAGGCGTCAGCGTCGTCCAGTATGCCTCAATCGTGCCGTCGCTGAGCGCGCCGAGATACCGCGCCGTCCTGTCGTTCAGGAACGGCGTGACATCATCCAGGACGTGGGCGCGCACGCCCTTCGGTGCAAACACCTCGACCACCGCGGCGGCGTAGGAGCTGTCCAACTGTGCTGCCGCGACCTTCGCGTCCTCCTCGGCGATGACGGCCGCGAGCTCCTTCAGTTCCTGGTCGTATTGCTCGAGGAGGCCCTTATGCGGATTGACCTGGGCGGCGAGCTGCTTCGCGGCGTTGGCCTTGTCGACCGCCTGCTGACGGAGTCGCTCGAATTCGATCTGCTTCGCCTCCATCATGCGAAGCTCGCGCTGCAGGGCGGTCATCTGCCCTTGCGCGGCCGATACGTCCGTCATGCCCGCGCGGAATTTCTTGAGCTCGTAGGCGGCGTCGTTATGCGCCGCATGCGCAGGCGATCGCTCGGCGACGGCCGCTTGGTAGATATCCACGATCTCGCGCAGCTTTTCCTCGGCGAGCTTCTTGGCCGGGCCGATGTCGGCTGGCGTCTTTTTCTTGCCGCACTCACCGCATGGCTGGCCGACTGAGCCCTCCACATTGTCGAGGACGTTCTTCGCAGACTTCACCTGGGCGGCAAGACTTTCGCACCGGGCATCAACCTGATCGAGGGTGCGTGCCTTGGTCGCTTCGACGACGGCGAGCTCCTGCTCTTTCTGCCGCTCGATGTTCACGGCGCCGATCTGACCGGAGACCTTGGTGATCTCCGTGCGCAGATCCTCCATGCCGGGGATGTCGATCTCAGCCTTCACAGTTGAGGCGGCTGCGACGAGCTCCTTGGCTTGCTCGGTCAGCTCGGTGACGCGCGCGCGGGTGTCGGTTGCCCATTGCGTCAGCGCTGCGCTGCTGCGCTGAACAGCGTCTTTGATAGACGAGTGTCGCGCTTCGATGCGGTCGCGCGTGATTTGAGCGTCTGACAAGCGTTGCTGCGCTTCACGCAACCGTTCGCGCGCGACTTCATGCGCAGCATTCAGAACGTCGATCCCGGCCGCCTCCTCGACGATCAGCTTCAGCTCCCGATCGGTCTTGCGGGGGAGGTCGGGCATCTGCTCCTGGCCGGAATAGATGGCGGCGAGAAACACATCCTCCGAACAGCCGAGGATCTGCGCGACCAACGCTTGGGTCAGGTCGGTTTTGCCCTTGGTCAGGTCAGTGAGCGTGCCATCCTGCTCAACGCGCTGCGCGAGGAGCGCGTTCTTGTGCTTGGGCGCCTTGCGGTAGCGCGTGATGCGATAGGTGTCGGCGCCATCGATCAGGTCGATCGAGCCGCAGCAATCCTTGCCCGCTGCTGAGTTTATGACGTCATCGCCGGACACACCGCGGGCTGTCTTGCCCCACAGGATCCAGTTGAGGCCGTCGGGCATCGTGGACTTGCCGGCGCCATTGCTGTCGGCCGACGGATCATCGACATTCTCGCCGGCGATGCTGACCAGGCCAATGTCGGCCAGGTTGACCTTCACCTCGGCGATCGAGAGGAAATTTCTGAGATAGAGATCGCCGAACTTCATGCGACGGCTTCCTTTGCGCGTATCGGGGTGCGGGCTGCGACCCACCTGGCATTGTGGACGAGCAGGCGCGGCTCGATGAATTCGCAAGCGTCGGCTGTGATCTTACCCCACTCGATATCATCGCGGCCGATATCCTTTCGAACGTGAGCGAGCGCATCATCGAAACTGTGAAAGATACCGTGGAGGTCAAAACTCCACGCACGATTCGGCGGCTGGCTTATGAGCACGACGTCTGCCTGCGTTGCATCCGTCATGCTGCCAGACTCCGCATCTTCGCTTCGCCAAGCACGGCGAGCGCCTCCTGTTCGATCTTCGCCTTATCGAGCGACGTCTGCAGGTGCTCGCCCACGAAAGACGAGACTGACATCTCCAGCGTGGAGCCCGTCTGTGCGGTCGCATTGGAGCGCGTCACGGTGCGCTTCTTGGAGCTGTGGTCGACGATGCCGAGCGCGCCGCGATCCATGATCGCCTGGCGCATATCGCGAATGATAGACTCCTCCGCATCCTGCAGGCGCAGCCGGACATAGTTGCCCTCGAAATAATCGTCATCGACGATGTCGTCTCCATCCCAGTTGACGAACTTGGGCGCCTTGCTCTCGTGATGCTCGACACGATCCTCGTAGACGAGGAGGAATCCCGCCTTAGTGCCGGGGTCGTTCCAGGTCTGATGCGTGGTTGCGCCAACCGAGTAGACCCCACCGCCGAAGTCGACGTGATTGTGGAAGTGACCGGCGAACACGCGGCGAAAACCGAGAGCAGCAAGCTCGGCGGGATCGAGACACGCGTCCGGAATGCCCTTGATGACGCCGTTGAGCGGGGCGTGAAGGGCAACATCGATCTGCGCTGCCTTCGCACCAAGCTTCGTCGCAAAGCCCCGCAGAAGCGTGCGTAGGCGGTCGAGATCCTCGATCCAGGGCACCATAAGCAGGTTGTTGTGGACGATCGCTGGCTGGACGTGGACGGTGACGCCGGGGATCTGCTGAAGCTGCTGCATCGCATTGCCCAGCTTGGTCGCGTCCTTACCCTCCAGGTCGTGATTGCCGGCGATGATCTCGATGCGAACGCCAGTCTCGGCGATCTCGCGGATCGCGTCATAGGTCGGGTTGAACACGCTCGGCGCAATCTTGCCACGGACGTGGAATAGATCCCCGTCGATCGTCATGATGTATCCGCCGGCGGCTTGAAGCTCGCCCGCGGCGCGCTTCAGCTCGTCGAGAATGATTCGAAGCCTTGTGTTAACGCCGTCAGAGCCGACGCCTGAGAATTGGCTCCAGTCGTGGGCGTGGACATCAGCCACCTTGAGATATGGGGAGGGGTATTTCACGATCCAAAACTCCCCGCGTTCAGAATAGCAAACACGCAGATAAGCGCGTTCAGCACCCCTACGACAGACCAAATACCCATTTGTTTGACCGTCACCGCTCGCCCCTGTGTGTGTTGTTCGCTATGCAGCTTCGATAGCGCGCTTACGTTTGGGCTTCAAGCTGATTTCGAGCGTTCTGTGAGCAAATCTGTCTATATCCACCACTTTGACCGAGCGGCCAGAGAAGCCCTCCCGCGTGCGGGATATGCTGGGGTCGAACAGATCGGAGATGCGACCGGCCCAAATGCCCGCCAACTCCTCATTGACGACAATCACAGCGACCGCCCCTTTACGCATCGCTGTTCTGGCCAAGAGCATATCGACACCGATGCCGGCGGTGCCTTGGTCGATCGCTTCATGGATAGATTTCGCTCGGCCGCGCCAAACATGCGACGCCTTTTGAAACACCATCAGCGCCGGGCCGACGGGTGTATCAACCAACGTGCCCTGCGCCCTCGGCGAGCTCTTGATCGTCTCGAGCCGTTTGTATTGCTTGAAAAGGCGTCGTGAGAGGCTTGCCGTTGTCATTGAGGAGATACACCGCCGTAAGATGGGTTTGCTTATTGATCAGGCGCGGGCCGTAATTCTGGCGCATCCAACGAAGTAGCATCTCAGCGGCCTCGGCACGCGGCGTGTCGAGCATCGTGTGGTTGGCGTGCGCGTGCTTGATAAGCATCGGCACGATAGGGCCGGTGAAGACGGACAGGATCGTCGCCGACCCGAACATCTCCTTGCGCTTAACGTTGTAGAGGCCGACGCGGTCGCCTGTGACCAGGCGCTCCGACCAAGCCTTGCCAACGCGCATTGTATTGGAGATGCGATCGAGCCCCACTTCGTTCATGAAGCCGAACGCCGGGATCATCGCGTGGCAGGATTCGACATCGCCATGCTGCGCGCGCCAGGTGCAGGTGTCTTGCGCAGAGCAGAGAAGGCAGAGCGGTTGCCCGCCTGCCTTCCACCGACCGTCACGGCGCCGTAGCTGGCGAGTGTCTGTTTTCATTCTACGTGGTGAGCCTGCCGCCAAAGATCTGCGACCAATTCGGGCAGCTTTGCCCGAACCACGCCGCCCGGCTTCGATCCATCATCCGCGGTGAAAGCCGCCTCGCCAATGTGCGCGCCGATCTGATCGAGCAGATCCCGATAGTAGGACTCGTTCGTGCAGAATTGTGCGGCGGTTTCCTGCCACATGCGCGCTCGGCGCTCAGCTTCCCGCCGGCGCTCGACCTCGCGGTTGTTAGCCTCGAGGAGCTCGGTGACGCGGCGATCAACTGCGGCGCGCTCGACAAATCCCGGTGGGCACTTGCGGACCAGCCCGAGCTCGCTGACGGGGGTTGAAATGGGTGGATATTCCGCATCATTCGACCTGCTCGGCGCCGCCGCGATCTTTCCCTCAGCTTCGGGGTCTTGTTCGCCCACCGCCAGCTCGATCCGATAGACGCTGTTGCGGGTGCGGATGATACCGTTCGCGTCAGGACCCTCGAGAATTCGGCTGGTGCGGACCTGCTCACCATCCCGAAAGCGTTCCTTGCGATCGTCGTAGATGCGACCGATCGCAAGGCTGCCATTTCCGCAAGGCACGACGCGGGCATTGCGCAGAGTGCCATCAACCCCGGCGAAGTTCATGCCGCCACCCGCTGCGCCTGGACCTTCTCGGCCATCGCGATCAGGACGTCGATCGCGTCGGGTCGCTGACTGACCACCTGAGTGATCTGGGTGCGGAAGTATTTCTTGCCATCCCATACGAGATAATCTCCCTGCTTCTCAAACCCGCCGATGTCGACGAGGTGATCGATCATCGAATCAACAATATCGATATAACCAGTACCGTCGGGCTTGAAGCGGAATGACCAGCCAGTCTTCTCGAAGGGGCGATGGGTTTTGTTCTTGATCACTTCCATCGTGATGTTCTGGCCCTCGACTTCCTTCGTCTTCTTATCCTTAACCATGGAGCGCGAGAGGAAAGCGCGGGTCGAGGAATAGAAGGGTAGGGAGTCGCCGCCCGGCGTGTAGCGTGGATCGCCGTAAACGACGCCAGGCTTGGTGCGGATCTGGTTGAGGAACAGAACGCATGCGTTGTTCTCTTCCACGAAGTTGCAGAATGCCGGAAGCTCCTGCGACGCCGCGGTGGCGAGTGCGACCTTTTCGCGCATGTTGGCTGCGTCGGAGCCGCGCTCCATCTTCTCGGCCGGCACCATCGCTGCGAAGCTGTCGAACACCAGCGCGAGCGGCGCCTCGAAGGGGATGACGTCGGCCTTGCGGATCGCCTCCATCCAATCGACCGCCTGATCGATCGATTCCTCGAACGTGCGCGGACGCTTGTAGGTGAAGATGCCGGCTGCGTTATTGAGCCCGAAGCTGACGGCCAGATTCTCGGCGAACGTGCGCTCATGGTCATGGAAGGCTGCGGCCCCGCCCGCGCGCTGCGCTTCGATCATCACCGACGTGGCGATTTGGGTCTTGCCGGCCGATGGTGGCCCTGCAATCTCGTGGACGCGTGACGACTTGTAGCCGCCGCCGCGGTAGGATCCGCTCAGCGCGTAGTCGATGTTGGGGACGCCGGTCGATAGGAAGAGGCCGAGATCCTTGTTTTCATCGGACTTTACCTTGCCCTTTGCGAGGGCGCCGGCGAGGGCGTCTGCGAGACTCATTGTGCTTGCTCCTGGAAGTAACGGAAGGGCCGCATGAAGCGGTCGAAGTCATTGAGGATGGAGATGAAGGCGAACTCGCCGCAGAAGGAGCGGAACCCAGCTTCATCGAGCGGCTTGCGGATCAGCTGCAGACGCTCGGGCGCCGGGATCGTGGGGTGCGCCAGGTCGACCAGCTCAAGGTTGGCGCGATAGCGTTTCTGGATCGCCTGATCGCTATAGAGACGCTGGTATTTGACCGGCACTTTCTTCTTGCCGTCCGCGAGGAACGCGGCCTGAACCTCTTCGACGCTCAGCGCGAGGAAGGAATCTACGTCACCAAACAGACGAAACAGGTCGAGCGCGCCCTTCTCACCGACGCCGCCGCAGACCGGCACATTGTCGCCGACGTCGCCCATCAAGGCCTTCATCTGGATGAACGTCTTGGGTGATTTGCACCCGGTGAAGGCTTCGAAGTCAGTGTGCGCGCATTTGCGCGCCTGCTTGTGGTCGACCCACATCACGCCGGGCCGGACGATCTGCAACCAATCCTTGTCGCCGGTCACGAGAACGACGTTCTGCCCCTTCGCGATCGTCCGGCGCGACACGATCGAAGCCAGATCATCGGCCTCCATGTTCGCAGCGATCAGCTGCGGCACGCCGAGATATTGAAGGCCGCGCGCAATGTCGCGGCGCTGCACCTTGTACGCTTCGCGCTCAGCGACCTTGGCCGGGTCGGCGACGCGGTTAGCCTTATATTCGGGATAGCGATCCTTACGCCATGACCGACCATCCCAGAGGACGATCGGTGCGGAACTCATATGCTGTTCGAACAGCTTGCGCATTGTGGTGAGCGCGCCGAAGATGCCCGTTGTGTCGCGATTGCCCGCGGTGAGGCGCATGCCGGCGCGCTGGTGGGCCGCATAGCCGATGCTATTTCCGTCAACGAGGCACTTGTACGTCATGGAAACCCCTGATTGGAGGGCGCGTCCGTCAATTCCGGAACAGCGCCCTCCATGGTAGTTGCGGAGGTCATCTCCGCTCAGGCGGGGCCGCCACCGGCGACCCCAATCAGATCAGTCGAGACCGGCCAGGATCGAGTCGATGTCGAGCTCATCGCCACCGGCTGCCGGGGTGGTTGCGGGGGTAGGGGTGGCCGCCTTCGCTGCGGCGGCCTTCTCTGCAGCTGCAGCTGCCTTCTTGGCCTTGGCAGCGGCGACCGCGGCTTCAGCTGCGGCGAGCGCCGCATCTTCGTCGTCGTCCACCACATCGAAAGGCACATCCTCGGCCTCGGCCGGCTTCGGCTTGCTGTCAGCTTCGACCGAGGCGACCAGTGCGTCGAGATCGGCGTCGAGCGCGTCGTCGGCCACATGGGTGATCGCTGCCGGCGGCGTCTTGGTGCCGCCGGTGAGCAGTTCAGCTGCCGAGCCCGCTACCGTATTGCCCGTTACCGAACGCAACAGCTGCAGCGCCTTGGTTTCCTTGTCCGTGAAGGTCGAGGAAATCCAACCATCGAGATCGTGGCGCTTGTCGAGGATTGCCTGCTTGATCGGAGCGGGCTTGGGAGTGACGTTGAACTTGTATTCGGTGTCGAGGCCCGATCCCGTCTTCTCGCAGATGAAGATGTGCCCGCGATCGGCCGACGCGAGATCGTGCGATTCGTCCAGATCCATGTAAATCTGGAAGTGCGCGAGCAGATCGTCGAGCGCGGATTCGCTCATCTCCACCAACACCGGCTCATCCTTCGGCTGGTTCGGATCGTCGAGGATCAGCGCGTTGAACAAGCAGCGCCGGCGAGCCAGCATTTCCTTGTAGAACTTCTTCTGGGTCTCGTCGGGAGCCGACTTGATCGCCTGGAGCAGCATTTCGCGCACCGGGTCGCTCTCGCCGTAGGTCAGCTCACGATCGCCGATCGCGACGAACTGCTGGCCGTCACGCGACTTGACATAATGCATACCGAAATCGCGCCAGAAATCGCCGCCATTGGTATCCGGAAGGATCCGGAACAGCGTCTTGCCCGCGCGCCACTTGTAGGGGCGAAGGCCCGACTGCTTGTGCTCGGCGACCGTCTTACGCTTCTGCTCGATGCGTTCCTTGAGAGAAAGGGCACTCATGACGTTATTCAACTCCTCCGGGGTAGTGCGTGTTGTTACCTACGCGTGATAGATGTGAGAAATGGCTTCTGAAGTGGATTATCATTCGCCGTCAGAAGCCACACCGGCTTCGGCTGCCTGGCGCGCCGCGCGACGCTCGCGATAGTTGTTCGCTTCGCGGCGGCCTGACGACACGCGCACACCTGAATTAAGCTCGGCGCGGGTCATCATCCCCAAGCCTGTCAGCATGTCCCGACGGGTCCGGAACGCTTCATAAGCGACCTTGCAGATATGCTCGATTTCTTCGGCGTTATTCAGGATGTCGCGCATTTTCACGACGGCGTTGTCCGTATCGACGAACTCCTGAACCAGCTGCGCTGTGGGCTTCTCGCCCGCGTCGGTGATATCCTTGCGGTATTCCTTGCCCTTCTTGGCCTCGAGCGTGCGAAGGACCAGCTTCGCCTTCGCCGACTGCCGTTGAGCCTTCGCCAACTGAATGCCGTAATAGGCTGCCTTGGCCGTCTGCGTCCGCATGGCTTCAGAGATGTCGGTCTGCTCCGTGTCGATGTCCTTGGTGAACTGATCGACATCGATATATTCTGCGAGCTGCACTCAGCGTCCCTTTGTATAGTGTGTGTTGTCTACTATGCACTCTCGCGGCAAGCAAGACCTAATTTTCGATCAAATCACGGACCTGGCTGAATACCTGGACCAGCAACTCCCGCTTACCTGGGTCATGGTAAAGCTGCATCGGGTTGAGCCCGATGATGATCGACGCGTCGAGCTCGGCGGAATAGATGGCTTTGCCGATATGGTCGTTCATCGATCCTTTCAGATCCGGGACCAGCGTCCGCGCCGCGCCGGCGCCCATCGTGAGGATCACAGGCGGTTTGGCCAGCGCGACCTCGCGCTGCAGGAAGGGGATGGCGGCCTGAACCTCGGCGGCAGGCACCTCGCGTTCGCCCTTGACCTTCGGCCGGCGCGCACACCACGTCCAAATGGCATGATCGGGGTGCAGGCCGACCTCCTGCAGCACGTCGCGCAAATAATCCTTCCAACAGAACGTGTCGAAAAACCGCATGTGGTCGCTGAATGGCGCATCGAACACGACCATGAAGCGTGGATCTCGGCCCCATTCCGACAGCACTGCGGCATCGCCGATCGCGGAATGCATATCGTCAATGACCTGACAGAGAACATCGCCGACAGCTTCATCCGTGGCGATTTCTCGCTCCGCCTTCACAGCCTGGTCGGCGATGCTGGGCATGAGGGCGATCTGATCGCGCCGGCGGCTTTCGTGAAGCGCGGGAAGCTGGCCTGGCTCGATGCGAGCAAACGCGCCGACGCGGTCTAAATGCTCCAGCGCCTTCGAGTTCAGCAAGCGGCTGGGGATGCGCGCGCGGAAGTCCTCCATATTCAGGAAGCGCCCGGGCCCGAGCGTCGTGGTTGTCGTCGTCTTCGAATTGCCGCGGCCGCTTGTTTTCTCGATCACGGTTGGGTTGACGCGGGCGGCCATAACAGCGCGCGCGGCCGTGGTGGAGACGTTCTTCACAACCGACAGTGGCGCGCAGATCGACGTGGCGTTCATGATTTCAAAGCGGTCGGTCGAGATATTGGCGTCAGGAGGCAGCAGCTCGATGCCGTCGTTAGCCGCGGCGCGGGCGACCGTCATCGCCTTGTCTTCCTTGGCGTGCGTCATGGCGGCGGCATAGAACTCAGCCGTATAGTGCGCCTTGAGCCAGGCCGCCTGGTAGGCGATCAGGGTATAGGCG